GTATATAACGCTATCTTAAAAGTATTTCCACCAGATGCAAAGTTATGCGTTCCTGATGCGAGTTCACCTTTAAATGCGAATGGTACAATATTTGCCATGTGTTATCTCCTTATTTATTACTTGATGGATTTTTGGATTCTAGAACGGTACGAATAACCCCATCTTGATATTCGTCTCGGCGTCTTCGACCTTGTTGTTCGATCGCATACGATAATAAAGCTTTTTCATAAGCTTGTGAATAGTATTGTAACATATCTGCAGGACCTTTCAAGTACCCATATGCATTCACAAGAGATCCATATAAAATAAGATCTTGATATTTATTTGATAAAGAGGTTCCAGTTCCACTGACTGTGGCATCTGTTAGACTAACTGGCTCTTTATTATAGGCTAAAGTAATACTATATGTTTTATCAGGAGTAGGCGCTACTACCCAAAAATCTTCATCCCAATTAGCATAATATTTAGGTATATCAACAGAACTTGTTCCTGGTTCTGCATAATATTCAGCCATAAAACTTGTATCTCTTTGCTCTAGATAAAATTGATCTCCTGCTGAATTTGTAAGTTGAACATATCTAATTAATCTTAAATCTGCAGGTATAGTTACGTATCGATTACCTACAATTAAATTTGATGTTGCATAATGTCTGTCTTGATCCGAATCAACTTCTCTATAAATCTTATTTTCTGCATTTTGTATAAATCTATTTACAACAGAGTCTGTAAAAACATTACTTCCTACTTCTGTGTAACCTCTAATATCTGTTTGTAAATCTGTTAAAGTATATGCCATTATCCGTTTACTACCTCAAGTGTTACTGGTCCTGCTGAACAGTTATCTCCTCCACCTTGTATATTACCTGACGTTGCATTACTAGTGCTTGTTATATAAAAATAATTTATAGGAGTTGTTAAAGAATCTGTTGTTGTAGCTCCTGTAACATTTCCTGCTGAATCAATTTGACCTAATGCAATAGTAAAACCATTTGCATTATTTAAATCACTTACATTATCAAAAGTAGGTATATTTATAAAAGCTTGTAAATTTCTTTGATCAGCTTCATCTGCACCTCCTGCACCTGCAGTTGTTACAATAGGTGGTCCTCTAAATCTTACAATGTCACCAGCTTTTCTTTGATGATCTTCTGAATAAACATTTACATAAGTTGTGCCACCATAAATAATAGTTGTAAATGGATTGGGATCTAACAAAATTAAACTAGCAACTGATGCAGGTTTTGGTCTTGGATTATATAAAGCTATTGAATCTGATCCAACAGGTTTTGGTTCAAGTTGTGGTTGCTTTGCTTCATACTCTGAAGTGTGCACTAAAGATCCATTCCATTCTCTAACCATTTCTGTATAGGGAAAAGCCATACCAGATCTATCTGATATTGCTAATGATCTTTTACCTGATGCATACTTACCCATTATACTCCATCTCCATAAAATGTTTGTGGTGAAATGAAACTAGATGTACCTTGATTATCTGCATCAAGTGCTCTTAACATTTCACTTTCATAAATTCTCTCTAACTCTTGTGTTCTTTCAGGTGAAACTTTCATACTTAAATAGTATGCAAGTCCTGACATCATACAAGGATAAAATCTATTTACTACATCTGCTGTATAAGAATAGCCACCAACATCTTGTATCTTTGCTAAATAATAAAAACAAAATTGAAAATTAGAAGGTGTTGTTGCATCAGAAACTGAAGAACTTGGTGTTGTATATAAAAATATACTTGGATTTAATTTTCTCTCTACGTAATATTGTGAAGGTGTACCTTTTGTTAATTTATTTGGTGTAGCGGAATATGCTGATCTATCTATCTTGGTAAGTGATACATCTACTGGAGCTGTTGGTGTAGAATTATTTCTATAATAAGCTTCTAATACATCACTTATATCATTTGGAAAATTATTTGAATCAGCTGCATAACTATATTCAGCTTGACCTAATACTAAAGGTACTTTAGCTAATTTTACTTTCCATAAATGTACACCTCTATTTCCCCATTCTTGAAATAAAATATTTAAAGATCGTCTTGCAGATCTTAATTGATAACCTGTTCTTGTTCCTAATACACCTGTTCTTTCATAAGCTTCCTCAATAATATCATCCATTTGAGGATCAAATTCTGTAGTGCCTGATGTGGGAGCAATGGTTTGAGCAGCGTTACCCATACCACTATGAACAGAACAATAATAAAATAATACCGGAGCGCCGGTATTTTTAACTGGTGCAACATTTATTGTTGTGTTTGCGCCTGAAGCACCTGGAGTTCCTGTTGTTGTTACTCCAGTTGTATATTCTACACCTGCTGGTGTTGCATGTGTTCCATTATCAGTAGTTGAAAATCTGAATGGATGACCTGTGTTAGAAGAGTCTGCTTGATCAAATATATATGTGTTTCCTTCATCTAAATAAAGGACAACATTGGCCTCACCGTTAATATAGTATTTATTACCGGTACCATATTTATTAGTGCCACTTGCTACAGTGACTGTATAAGTAATCGTGGCCATTTAAATTCCTAGCCGAATGTAAATGTTACTTTATCAACATTCGTTAACGTTGCGTGTACATCAGTTTCAAATCTAATTCCATCACCTGGAATGTTAATTTGATAAGCAGTTTCTTGTCCAGCTGTAGATGCACCTAAAGGTGTATCAAATATTGCTTTTGAAGTTCCGCCTGTTCCACCGTCTTTTAATTCGATAGATCCTGCTGTTGTGTCCGCAACAAAATAAATAGCTAACAATCTAGCTGGTCCTGCCGAAACAGTTCCAGTTTCAATTAATCTTTTTGTTAATACGTTTGAAACATATGTTCCCATTAATATCTCCTGTTAAATTTTGTGTGGGCCGAAGCCCACACTTAATTAATTATTATACTGCTGTTGCGTCTGATAAGTTGTTAGCTTGAACATACGTAAAAGTAACACTTACTTGACCTGTAGTTGCAGTAGTTCCTGCAGCTATAAGAGTCGCTGTAATTTGTGTATCAGCATCAAATCTATCAGCTTCATCTAAAGCGCCGTTAGCTATAGAAGAAGTTTCTCCTAAAGTTTTAACGTCAGTATTAGCTATAAAATATGCAGCTGTTCCTGTTTTTCCAACTGAAACAGTTGCTGTAGTACCTTGGTTACTTACTACTGCAACTCTAATTGTAGTTGTAAGTAGTTGTGAGTTTTTTGGTATTACACCTACGTTGTAAGTAGTTGTTCCAGCTGCGACTGCTGCATCAATCAAAATTGATTGAGACATTACAACTTGACCAACGTTTGCAACGTTATCACCAAGTGTTGTGCCTGTAGTGTTTGAAATCGTTCCCGCTCTTATTGGTCCCGAAAATGTTGTGTTTGCCATATTATATTCCTCCTAGAATATGTAAATATAGTCCTCTAGGGCTGTCGACTATACGCGTCTATATTTACTTGTTTGTTATTAATGTATAGTGGCTAAAATATATATGATTTTTATATAGAGTGCAAGGGATTGCGTTGTGAATGTACGTATTTCGACGATGTAGCGTTTTATTAAGTAGCTACTGATACTTCGGGTGCTGCACCCTCAATTTTATTTGTCTGGTGAGCTCTCATAGCCTCGGCCATTTTTATATCGCTTATGACCTCTCTTATTTTATGGTCTATCTTGACCATGTCGAGAGTATATCTACCCTCTTTAAGATGCTCCTGCTCCCAGTTCAACTCCAGTGACCTTTTCGCTTTGTAAAGGTCTGATAAGTTTTGCATCGTGGATCTCCTCATAAGTTATCCATTTTTTAGACGAACTTGTAAATCCGTCTTTTTCCCATTTTACACCTTTTTCTCCTAGTTTGTCAACTATTGAATTTTCAATAGCTTCAGCACTATCCTCACACGCTACTGTAAAACGCGCATGATACCCATATGCTCTTATATTAACTAGAAAATTTTTCATGATTGCTCTCCTTATACCACAAAAAAAAGGGGCCCGAAAGCCCCTTTTTAAATATTAGTTTTAACGATTATACTGCGTCAGAACCAAAGATACCTCTAGGATCAGAGAATCCGAAAACGTATCTCTCTCTAGCTTTGTATCTTACATTTCCTGTATCGAAGTCACCTTCCATTGAAGTTTTGATAGGTGATCTTACGAAATGCTTAAGACCGTTAGGAACATCTGTTTTAATGAAGAATTTCTTCGTGTTAGTTAAGTAGTGGTTTACTACGTAACCTTGAGG